TCCCGCCTCGACTGGCGGGCAAATTTGCGTTCCGGGCAGAAGCGGCATTCGGTGCAGCTCCAGGCGCCGCGGTAGTTGTTGCGCGTCGGGCAGAGTGGGTTGTAACAGATCCCGGATCCTGCCCACTGCGGGCCGCGGCCGAATTTTTTCTTCTTCGGTTCGGCTTTTGGCTTTTTGGCTGGATCCTTCTTGGTGACGAGCGTGGCCGCGCGTTCTTTCCGGAAGCAGCCGCAGCTTTTTGCATGCCCGTTCCGGAGGTATCTGCCGTCCTTGCTGCAGATGGTCCCGCATTTACACCGGCAGATCCAGTGTGCCGTGTCTCCTTTTTTGCTGGTATCCCGCCCGATGACGTGCAAATATCCAAAATCCGTGCCCGTCAGGTCGACTACGTGCGACATTTCCATTCTCCTTTCGTCAGGGGCCGGTCTCCCGGCCCCTATGCAGAGCGGACTTGCACCGCCTGCGCCTGCGCGTCCCCCTGTCGCCGCAGACGAGCTGCCCTTGTCTGCTCAGGCAGCTTTCCATAAGGAGGTAACACGATGCCGCCGGGCGATCCCGACACCCGGCGTGGGGTAACGTTGATGGTTTCCATCCGCGCGCACGTTCCACACGCGCTTTTTATCCCCGGCCCGCGGGCTTGAGGTTTCGCGGGCCGGGTGCAGAGCCGAGGTGATCCTCCCGCAGCCGTCTCATGGCGGAGCGGCCGCGGCATAAGTCCGAAAAAATATGGTTCCCCGGCTGATTGCTGATCTTAGTCCTCGGGCTGTCTGATGTCTTTGTGCCGCAGCCCGTCGGCGTTCTCGGTCAGCGGCAGCGCCTGCCGCCGCGCGTGCTCATCCGGGCTCCAGCCGCACCGCGCGCAAAGATCTGGCGCGAGCTTTGCATACGGACAGGCATTGCCCTGCTTCGGCAGCCCGCATGCCTCGCGCGGGCTGCTCTCGTTTTTTTCTTCCGGCATGTTTAAATCTCCTGTATGTCGATTCCAAATTTTGACCGCATGAATTTCCGGTTGCGCAGATACTCCTTTGTCCGCGTCGGCTTGGTCTTCACATCTTCGACGACGAGCTTGCCGCCGAATTTGTACGAAAAGTCCGCCGTGTACCGCACTGCGCGAATACGCTCACCGGTCTCGGTGATGTAACTCTCCTGCAAGGTGAACTGCGGCTGCAGGCGCAGATCGGAGATGATCCCGGCCCGAAGCATGACCATCAGCTCGTCATACCGCCGCGCCTCCTTCTGGCTGTCGAAGCGCAGCTCGCCGCGCTCGGCTGGCGTGCTGTGATACTTCGAGGCCTTCTTCGGCCCCGCGGCAGCCCCCGGCATCTGCTGCCGTGCATAAAGCTCCCGCATCCGCGGCGGCATGTCCGCCATGGATTCAAACCGCAGGCCGCTCATTCGGCAGCTCCGTCCATCTTCGCCCCGCAGGCCGGGCAGAAACTCTGAATCCGAAGAGTTCCTTTCTTAAAAGCGTTCCGGCAGTCCGAGCATACGATTGCCGCTTTAGGAAATCGTATCGTTTCCCCGCTCTGCGCGTCATATTCGCGCCAGTCAGCTTCTTCCCATCGTGCATGGTGCACCTCCGCAACGTCGGCGGCGGGCATTTCCCGAATTTCGGCATATGCGCGTTCCAACCGTGTTAGTGCCGTCATGCTTCCACCGCGTTCTGCTTTCCGCAGCGCAAACATCGCACCATCGCGCCGGATATAATCAGCCATCCTTCTTGCCCTCCATTTCCTGCAAAGCCTTCTCGGCTTCTTCGCGGGTGAGGAAAACAGTCTTACCAAAATTTCTAATAGCGGTTGGGAGCGCTGCCCTATCACTACTTTCGTAAGTATTGTAGAAAAATGGCGCTGCAATTTCTTTTACAACTCGTTTTTCAACGCCAAACCTAGTCACGGCATACAGTGTATCTCCTTTTTTGGCAGGCAGAACAATAACTCGCCCGTCCTTGTCGGCCTCGGCAATCTCGCGGAGGCGGTCAATGCCGCCGAACAGCTCGGCAATGTCCTCGTAGGCTTTCAGACGTCCGTACAGATCGCGGGCCATCTTGCGGAAAATATCCTTGCCAAAGCCGTTGCTCGTTGGGCCGTTGATCAGCACGTTGAGCGTGCTGTCCCGGCTCTGCTTCCAGTCGATTTCCTTGCCGCCGATCGCGGCGTGCAGAAATCGGTCGGTGCCCGGGTCTACGTTGATATTAGGACTTGTCAGTCGTTCCATGTCTCATACTCCTTCTCGATGTATTCGCAGTATGCCATTTCCAGCCTCGCGCCTTCGCTTTCCGCTGCGTCCGGCAGGAAAACAACCGCGTCCGCCACGTCGATCATTGCAAAGCAGATCTGCATATAGTCTGCTGGGGCCATGCCCTCCGGCAGCTCGGCAGGATTGAGCACAGTGTGCCCCTGCCAGCCCAGCTGTCTTTCTGCCGCTGCAAATTTATCCCGATATCCCGGATCTCCGGTGATTTTACCGGCTATATATACTTTCATGCCTTGCCTCCTTCCTCCGGCGCGCCGCGCCATTCCCAGTTGTCTGTGCTGCTCCCGATTCCGGAGCATTCCCTGCACGCGCAATCCGATTTCTTCGCGCAATTGTCGCAGTCTTCTTGGCCGCCCGGCTTAAACCCTTCCTGGCAATCCTCAAACCTCGCACAAAACATGCAGCCAGCTTTCCGAATCTCCTTTTTCAGCGTCGCGTTCTCGTCGGTCAGGCGCTCGATTGCGTTAGCTGCCGCAAACTCGATGTATTCCCGCCGGTTTTGGATTTTTCCGACCTTGCAGTTTTCGCACGCGTCGTCGTGTCCAAGCCCCTTCGCGCAGCACCGCAGCGCCTGCACGATTTCCTTGCCTGTCATGGCGTTACATCCTCCCATTTAATTTGCCCCGGAAGTTCGGCCTGCGGTGTCCCCTGCATTCTGGCCTTTTCTCCTTCCGTCTGCGCTTCCGGCAGCGGCATCCAGTGGGTGATTTCCACTGCATCGTCTACCAAATCAAGATTATCTTCCCCGTATTCTGCCAACAGGTCGAGGACTACAGGCGAATCCCAATACCAGTTCTCTCTGTAAAAACACGCAGTGCCAGAAAACGGAACGTTCTTTATTCTTTCGTAATACGGTTCTGGCGCTCTGTTCACCCACACAACGTTTACAAGAACTCGTTCCTCTGGCGGCCGCTCCGTTACCGGAATCCACCTCTGTTTCTCCCGCAGCGCCGCGTTCTCGGCGGTCAGGCGCTCGATGAGGTCAGCTGCGTCCAGACCGACCTTATCAATGTCGCAGCTTGTCCATGTATCCGTTCCCAACTTCTCTTTGAGCCGCCCGTTCAGCTGTTCTTTCTTCCAGTATGGGCACTGCTCGCAGTTACTTGTATGGTCGCCCGGCGTAGATGTGCACCGCAGCGCCTGCACGATTTCCTTGTCTGTCATAGCGTGTCCTCCTCCATTCCTTCAAGAACCATTTGTCCCGGCAGCACGCCGTCCTCCAGGCTCCAATGCAGGACGTCTTCGCCGGTCTGCCAATCGCACGGCAGGCCGCGGCTGCGGCGCTCCTCGATCATCCGGCCATAAGCCCGGATGTAGGCATCCCGGTATCCGGGGTAGCGCGCGAGCTGCACCTTCCGGTGCTTGCCCGCCATCGGGCAATTGATGCAGCCCACGCGATCTTCGCCGCAGGCGTAAAGCGGATTCATACAGATCTTTTCTGCTGCGCAGTAATCCCAGATGGATTCGGTCGGCCAATCGATAATCGGATTGACCGTTCGGGTCCCCTTGAGCTGGCAGTTTTCCATCATCATTCGGCTTTCGTCGTTGTCATTCATAAGCGTCAGCCGCTTTTCCTTATTCTTATGAAGCGCTTCCATAACGCCGCGGGATTTGCGCTTTTGCGACTCGGCCCACCGGACGCCGGTCGCGATCCACCTCCCGCGGCCGCTGGTCTCCTTGAGTTCTGCACAGCAGTAGCGCACCAGCCGTGTCGGCGGCATCAGCTTGCGCGGGATCAGGTTCCACATGGTCACATTCCCGCCGTCCGATGTGCTGTGGGTATCGATGTCGCATTTTACGCCAGCCAGCTCCAACCGCCGGAAGGTATCCCGCACATGCCAGACAGTCTCCGGCGCGTCCGCCGTGGTCAGCGAATGCAGCACCTCATACTGGATACCTGCTTTGCCCGCCAGATGCAAAAGCACGTCCGAGTCCTTGCCGCCCGAGTAGGTAATCACAAGCGGCTGCTTGTATACCCGCAGGGACATTTCAGCTGCAAACCGCAGCCGCTCAATCGCGGTTTGCTCTATGTCCATCGGTCCATCTCCTCCTTCAGTGCCCGGAAAATCTGGTATGCCTGCTGCGGCACTACAGCGTTTCCGAGGCATTTAAGTCTGTCCACCCGATTGGGAATCCCATGAGCCACTCCATAAGGGCGGGGTTCGACTTCCCACCGCTTCCACAGGTCAGGTTTTTCCGCTCCTCCTCCGTGACGACCCCCGCGTCTCTCAGTGCCACCATCTGCCGGAAGTTGTGTGTTCCGCCGCACAGCGGCGCGCCCGTCGTTGGCCGCGGCCACGATAAAGATTCTCTCTCCCTTGTGCAGTCCGCCGACATCCCAAGCCGCAGAACTGTAAGCCCTTGCTTCGTAGCCGACGCCTTGCAGTTCGGAAAGGATTCCCGCAAGCGCAATTCGAACAAGTCCAGAAACGTTCTCACCGACAACGCAACGCGGGCGCAGCTCGGTGATAACTCGGAGCATCTCCGGCCAGAGGTATCGATCATCCCCTTTGCCCTTTTGCTTTCCAGCCACGGAGAAGGGCTGGCATGGGAATCCGCCGGAAATAACGTCAACTGTTCGTAGGCCTGTCCGCTCATAAAAACTCTCCTTTGTCAGCGTCCGGACATCACGCCAGCGCGGCACGTCCGGCCAGTGCTTTTCCAGCACCTTCGTCGGGTAGTCGGCAAACTCACACTGCCCGACGGTCGTAAATTTGGCCCACTCGGCAGCCAGATCAAGCCCGCCGATCCCGGAAAACAGGCTCAGATGCGTCAGCATTTTGTTTCCTTCCCCGTCGGCGTCAGCTTGGCTAACATGATCTGCCCCAGATCCGCAACGTAGACCAGCCGCCCGCGGCTGTACACCATCAGCTTGTCGCCCTGGATCTCCATCCGGTCTGCCTCGATGTTCGTAATATCCTGGCAGGCGTCACACACAAACCTCATACCAGCGCCCCCGGCCGTGTGTCCGGCGTGTAGTGGAGCTTGGTCGCGCGGGCGTTCTGGTGGAACTCCGGGCGGGTGAATTTATAGCCCCAGTGCTTGGCGGCGGTAAAAAGGGCCGCATAGCCGTCCTCGGCGCGGACGGTCAGTTTCTGGTCTCCATATGTAACGGAAAAGTGGTTCTGGCCGGTGTATCCGGCCTGCGCGATCACGGCGGGGCGCCGCGGCGCCCGCTCGCCGGGGTAGTCGATGCTATTTCGCAATGTGTTTGCGCCTCCTTATCTGGTTGTCGGCATGGACCATCTGCTTTCCCGCTGCAAGGTCGGGCTGCAGGCTGTCCCTGTCTCGGTGGTTGACATCATAGATGTGGTTCCGGATGCTCTCGTAGAGCGTCCAGGTGCAGCACCCGGCGCGGCATGTGCCGCTTCTGTCCGGGCAGTTCCGGCCGCAGGGCGGCGGGATGGGCCGCATGCGCGGCGCAAAATAATTCACTCCGCTTCCTCCTGTACGTGCTGCAGCCATGCCGCGAGTGTTTGCAGCGCCGTCTCGCGCTGCAGCAGGTCTTCGACCGTGTCCCGGTCGACGCGCGGCATGCTCTGCAGGATCTCCCGGTCATTGGCGCAGTCATCGGCAAAAGCCAGAACGGCGTCGATGATGTCGGCCAGCTGATCCGGCCGGAGCTCGACCGGGATCTTTGGCTCGTCCTTCACCGGCTTCACAGGATCCCGTAGGTCGTCAGGCCCAGCGCGATCGCGCCGGTCGCGACGCAGGCGTCGGTCATCTCTGCGTACCCGGCGATCACCGCCAGCACAAAGGCCGCGCCGCCCAGCCACACGCAGCAGGTCTTCGCCACCCGCCGCATGGCCTCCCGGTACCGCAGCTCCTCCAGCAGCCGCTCCTGCCGCTCCCTGGTCTCTTCCTCCGACTCATACCCGAGCCGTTCTGCAAGATTCGTTCTCATTCTGCCAACTCCTTCATCCATACCGGGCTGTCCTCCTGGTTCACGCAGCAGCGCATGGTTTTCTTGAATTCCTCGCCTATTCCCTGCTGGCAGAACGCGGCATAAAATATGTTCAGGATTCGCGCGGCAGCAGCGCTCAGTTCCAGCGCGCTGCCGGATAGCGCAGATACCGTTTTTTTGCCGTCCATGCCGATCTCGACGTGTAGCTTCCTGTTATCCATTGGTTTCCTCCTTCGTCTCCTGCATCCGCCTGACGAGCCGCGCCAGACGGGCGTTTTGCGTCTCGAGCTTCTGCGCGTCCAGGTCAAGCCCCTTTCGCTTCAGCCCGTTTATAATCTGCGCCGCCTGGCACTCACACACCATCGCCGCCTCGATCAGGTCATGCAGCTCCTGCGCATCCAGCGTCAGGTTGTAGGTCTTGATGTTCGCCATAATATCGACTCCTATGTACGCGCCTTGCGGCGCGTTTAATTGCTGGCCGCGGGCAGACGCCCTTCGGCTGCAGCCCGCTCGAGGATCTGCCACGCCACGCGGCGGGCAGCCTGCCGGTTGGCCTCTTTCTGCTCCGGCGTCAGCCGGCGCAGGTAGTTGTCGGCGATATACGCCGTGCAGTTTGGAAAATGATACTCGGCCACGATGTGCGGCTCTTCGTCCGCGATCGGGTCATACGGCTTTCTCATGGTTCAGCCTCCTTCCGGCGTTAGTTTTTCCAGGTTTTGCAGCCTTACGCAGTCTGTTTGTCCTGCTCCTTCTTGCTCTCCTGCGCCAGCATCATGCCGTAGGCGATATCGCTCAGGCGCTGGAGCTGTTCGTCGGTCAGTCTGTCGGTGACCTTACCCAGGCTCTCGGCGCGCGTTTTTTCCTTTTCAGACATTGTTCTCACCTCGCGTTGTATTGCTAATTTATCTCGACGTGATTATATTATATCACGACGTGATATTTGTCAAGCCCTTTTCTCAAAGAAATATTGACAACGCGATATTTTTGCGATATTATATAGTCGCAAGGAGGGAACACGATATGCAAGACCGTATTAAAGAGCTCCGGAAATCCCTAGGGCTTACCCAGAAAGACTTTGGCGAGAGACTCGGCGTGCAAGCCAATACCATCACCAGCTATGAAAGCGGTGTCCGCACTCCCAACAACTCCATGATCCTTGCCATCTGCCGTGAATACGGCGTGAGCGAGACTTGGCTCCGCACTGGCGAGGGCGAGATGAAGCAAAAACTGACGAGGAATCAGGAGATCGCGGAGTTTATGGCTACCGTCATGCGTGATCCGGACGACGCGCCGCGCAAACGGTTTATCTCCATCGTCAGCAAGCTTGACATCGAAGAATGGCAGCTACTCGAGGCGATCGCAAAAAAATGGACCGAGGACGAATAACCGTCCCCGGTCCATTTTTTACTCTATGCGACCAGTCCGCGCAGGAAGCGCCAGACCAGATCGAGTTGTTCCGTCGTCGCAAGCCGCAGCATGCGGCGGATGTCCTGCAGGTAAAAACTTCGCGTCATTCTATCCGTTCCCCCATTCTTCCACAAAAATACCGTTCATTTTTTGTTCACCTTCCCGGTTGTGCTTTCCTCGGCGGTGGCTTACAATATTTGTAGATTCCTTTTCCTGACTCGCATGATTATATTAGAACATACGTTCGTTAATTACAATTATGAGAGTCTACAAAAAATTACATATAATTTTGTGAGGGGTAGCTATGGATGTCAATAAGCGTCTCCCCAATGCATGGACGGAGGTCTGGGATTTTCAGCTAGCCGGTTCCTCTTTTAAGGCCTCGGATGGCTCATACCGGCAGACCTCACTCCGGCGAGCATTCAAGAAACAAGAGGATCTCGAGCCCGTTCTCGTTGAGCTTGAGCGATATGAGTATGATGGAGCTCCTGCGTATCGTGTCTATTTTGATGACCGTGAAGTTGGCAACATCCCAAAAGATGTTGCAGCTGAGCTTTCTCGGATGGAGGATAGCGGATACACCGTCTTCGGCGATGACTGCGAAGTCTACGGGGGCCCTGACGACGATTTCCCAGACAAGAAATTTGGTGCTCGCGTGTATGTCAGGCTGCGTCGCAAAATTACGGAATCCGAACGGCAAGATGAGCTGTCAAGGCTTGCACGTAAAGCTGCAGAAACGACTTCTGATCCTGGTTTCCCACATGCCGACAGCACCGGAGGCAATGAGTCCCACGCTCCAGAGCCCTCGGAAAAACGCCCCCGCAAAAAGTCAAAATGGAAAACCGTTTTGATCGTGATCGGCATTATCTGGCTCGTCGCCGTTATCCCGCAGATCATCAATGCAGCCATCGGTGCCCGTGACTTTAAAAACTCACCGCCAGAGATGCAGGCTTCCGCGCAGGCCGTGTCTAAGCGTCTTGCTTCTGATGATTCTACTGTTTCCTCCGCCCCTGTGCAGGAGCCAGAGCCTGCTCCCGTGGAGGAAACGTTTATTCCGCCTGACCCCATCACCTACACCGGCAGCGGCGACGACTACTTCGATATCTCCCCGTTTGACTCGCTTTACTATTTCCGAATCACCGGCAATACCGAAGCTTGTCATTTCTCCGTGACTGGCTACGATGCATCCGGAAATTATACGGAGCTTTTTGTGAACACAACGGATTACTATGACGGCTATGTCCTTGACCCCGAGCAGGATACGCGGACTCTCGAAGTTGATGCGGAAGGCCCGTGGACCATTGAGATTGTTTCCCTTTACACGGCCCCAGTTCTTCCGGTCGGCGAGACATACAGCGGCATTGATGACGCGGTTTTGCTCCTGCCGTCTGACTGTCGGTCTGCAATCATCAACGGAAATACGATGTCCCGCTATTTTTCGGTCATTACCTACGGCAGCGGGTCTGATCTCCTTGTCAACACGGTTGACCCCTACAGCGGCACTGTCCGCATTGACCCAGGTGCCACCGTCATGACCGTTCACGCCGTCGGCGGCTGGTCCATCTCGCTGCAATGATCTGAGGTTCGCCCGCGCCGCTGGCCGAACAACGGCGCGGGCTTTGGTTTCGCGCAAACGACCGGGAGCCGTCTGTAGCTTTATGGTAGCCTGTCCACGGTAGACTTGTAAAGATATGACAGTTGCTTTTTGCAGTCAGACGTCTTGCTTTTTTGGGGGGAATGACATGTTTTGAAGGAAAAATTATCTGATTTGTGCCGTGAGCAGAAGCAGACGGTCACTCCGCACAAAACAAATCAGGACGTTGCCGAAAACACCGACCTTTCCGTCGGCACCGTCTCCCAGTTCTTTCGCGGCGACATCAAAAATCCGTCCGTTTACACGGTCGGCCCGATCTGCCGGGAGATGGGCGTTTCTATGGATGAGTATTTCGGCATTCCGCATGATGAGCCTGCCGAGTCTTCCGATGCCGAAAAACTCCGCGCCGAGAACGCGGCCCTTCGCGCGCAGCTTGCCCAGCAGCAGAAATCCCTGCGCATGCACCGGCTTGTGACGCTCATCCTCTTGGGTATTCTTTTGCTGTGTGTCCTTGCGCTTTTGGCCGACGTGCTCAGCCCATCGATCGGCTGGATCCGCGCATAAATAAAACCGCCCCGGCCCAGCGCCGGAGCGGTATCCGTATAACCTTTTGCCCTTGTGGTGAGAATCTGCTTATGAAATTTACATCTACCTGGAGAATCGCCGACCCGCTCGCGCAGTACATCATTTACCTGCGCAAGTCCCGGAAGGACATGGAGGCCGAAGCTCTCGGCCAGACCGACACGCTCAAACGGCACCGGGCCGCTCTTTTGTCGCTGTCCGAAAGCCGCGGGCTGAACGTCGTGGAGATCTTCGAGGAGGTCGTGACCGGCGACTCCATCGCCGTCCGGCCGGAGGTGCAGAAGGTCCTGCAGCTCGTCGAGACCGGGAACTATGCGGGCGTCATCGTCATGGAGGTCGAGCGTCTGGCGCGCGGTGACACCATCGACCAGGGCATTATTGCCCAGACCTTCAAGTATTCCAACACGAAGATCATCACGCCGAACAAGACCTACGACCCGAACAACGAGATGGACGAGGAATACTTTGAGTTCGGCCTCTTTATGTCCCGGCGCGAGTACAACACCATCAAGCGCCGCCTGTCCCGCGGCAAGGAGGCGTCCTTGCGCGAGGGCAAATGGATCTCCGGCAAGACGCCCTTCGGCTGGTCGCGTGAGAAGCTGCCGAACGACAAGGGCTACAAGCTCGTCCCGCATCCGGAGCAGGCCCCCGTCCTGCGGCAGATCTACAACTGGTACACCGGCGAGGGCTGCGCGCGCATCGGCGCAAAGGCGATCTCCACGCGGCTGAACAGCCTCGGCGTCCTGACCAACTCCGGCAGCCTTTGGCGCGCGGACTCTGTGCTGGATATCCTGCGCAATCCGGCAAATGCTGGTTGGATCAAGTCCGGCGGGCGGCCAGAGACGAAGCGCATTGTCGACGGCGCTGTCGTCGTCAGCCGCCCGCGCACCCGCCAGGAGGATCTGAAGCTTTATAAAGGGCTGCACGACGGCCTGATCTCGCAGGAGCAGTACGACAAAGCCGTCGCTCTGAGCTATTCCAGCGCCAGCCCGCGCGGCAAGGGCGCATGGGGGACCGTGACGAGCCTCGCCGGGCTCGTCCGCTGCGACCAGTGCGGCCGCGTGATGGTTCGCCGTCCGTCGTCCGGCAACCGCCGCGATACGCTTCTTTGTCCCTCCTACGGCTGCACGACCGTCAGCGCGTGGTATGATGATGTGGCGGACGCCGTGCTGGATGCTCTGCGTGGCTGGCTGCGCGAGCTGGAGCTCGGTGAGGCCGCTGCACCAGATGACGCTCCCATGCATGCCGCGCTCGAGTCCTCGATCGCCGCCGACCGCAAGCAGCTTGCCAAGCTGGAGGCGCAGGAGGCCCGCGCGTATGAGCTGGTCGAGACCGGTGTCTATACGCCGGAGATCTTCCTGCAGCGCTCGCAGGCGCTCGCCGCTGACAAGCAGGTCATCGTCGACCGCATCGAGGCTAGCCAGACCACGATCCATGAGCTGGCCCGTGCCAGACAGGCCCGCGCCCGTCTGGCCCCCGCTGTCCGCCGCGTCCTCGAGACCTACCCGCTCGCCGCATCCCCGCAGGAGAAAAACGCCCTCCTGAAAACTGTCCTGCAGAAGGTCCTCTACCATAAACAGACCAAATCCTACACCAAATCCGGCAGCGACATGCACGTCACCCTCTATCCCCTCGCTGATTGATGGTTATACATTTATTCGGTACGCATGAATGAATCCCATCTAAATATAGATTCTATAGCAAGCGGAAATCCCTCCTGGTGACAGGAGGGATTTCTTTATTTTGCGATATGCTCATAATACGCCATGAGCTTCTGTTCCGGCCCCGGGCCGTCTTTATCGAGCAGGAACGCCTTTGCCAGCGCGGCGTAGAATTCCGGGCGGTTGAGGCCGAACTCTACGGCGACGGGGTAGTAGTCCGAGTACATCATGTTCATGGTTACGCCCCACGCCCAGCGCGGGACCACTGGTGCCTGAATGCCCATGCTCTCGGCCACGGCCGTCGTCTGTTCCATCGTCCAATGCGGGCCTGTTGTGCCGTCGGCGTTTTGCATGTTTGCTGCCCACTGCATCGCCGTTTCGCGATCAAATGTGGCCGCCTCCGGCTCGTCGTGGTGCCCGTGCAGCTTTTCGAGCCTGCAGATCGTCTTTGCGTACAGTCCGACTTCCTCTGCGCTGCCCAGCGTCACGGGTTTCTCCATAGCCTCGTGCAGCTTTGTGTAAAGCTTTTCGATATATTCTTTCATCTCGTCATGCCTCCTGGATATACCGGTAGAGTTTATCGACGTCGTTCTGGTCAAAACGCATATCGCCCAGCAGCGGGACGGATATGGTCAGCTTGTTTTCAAAGCGCGGCCGGGCCGCGTTGTAGAGCTTGTCGAGGTCGATGTTTCCGGCGTCGTCAAAGATCTGCATCATCTTGACCGCGGGATTCTCACGCAGCGCAAGGATCTTTTCGCGGCTGCCCTCCATGATGAGCGCCAGCATGATCCCAGCGGCGATGCCCTTGCCGCCCGGCAGGTGCGGTATGACCTCGTTATCAGCGTAGCGCATTGCGCCGCGCATGGCCTGATCGATCGTCACTGTCATCGCAGGTTCCCTCCTTTAAGGATGGGGGCGGCTATCGCCGCCCCTTTGGCTTAGTTGTTGCAGCAGCCGCAGCACTTCGGGAGCGGATCGTAGAGCGTCTGCGCCGTGGTCGCGGTGCCGGTGGTGACATCTGCGACCTGCTTGGGATAAAAGGTTGCGTTGACATAGGTCTTCAGGGCGTTATCACCGCAGCAGCGGCGCTCGGCCTCCATCTTGACCGCGCCAAGGGCTTCCTTGCGGACAGACTCGACGTCCTGCTTGACCAGCGTGAAGCTGTCCTCGGTGCGCTGGTTGTGGACGGCCTGCTTGCACAGCGCCTCACGGATGTCCTTGAGCTGCCCGTCGATATAACCGTACACCTCCAGCATCTTGCCATCGTTGTACGTGTTGGCCTTGAGCAGCGCGATCTCGCTGTCCTTCGCGGCCAGCTTCTGCTCACGCTCCAGCTCGTAGCGCGAGACGGGCATGTTTTCGCTGCACGTCGGCTCCTGCTGCCGCGCTGCGAGCATGGCGGCGACCGTCATGGCAGGTGTGACTGCCGCAGCAACATCAGCGGCTTCCGATCTCTTGTTCTGGTTGAGGCCTCCCAGCAGATTGCCAAGGCCGCCGTTTGCCAGACCCAGCGCGGCGCCGCCGATGCCGAAGCCCAGCGCAGTCCCCGCGAGTCCCTTGCTTGCGTATTCCATAAAAAATCCTCCGGTAAAAGTAGTAAGCTGGCCAGCTCCTACTCTCATTCTGCCGCTTCTCCGGTTTTTATGGGGGACATTTCCGGGACATCTGTGTACCATTTGTGGGACATGCTTTCCTCTTAAAAATTTTCCCAGTACTCCTCTTGACTTCTACACATTTTTGAGTTTATACTAGGGGTGCGGAGAGATCCGCGAAAGAATCCTGAAATCTGGCACCGCACGATCCGCGGCACAACCATTTCAGGAATCTACAGAGATTGAACGTCGCCGTTCATCATCTGCCCATGAAAGCGGAGATCCCTTGCCGTTAAATAGGGAGCTAAAAAAGCGGAAATCCCTTGCCGTCAAGTAGGGAGCCAAAAAAGCGGAAATCCCTTGCCGTTAAGTAGGGGCTTAAAAAATCATGGGCAACTAAAAGCGAGACTTCTGCAGTCTCGCTTTTTCTTTCCCGGAAAGGTCGAATCTTGGAGAATCTTTTTATCTGCCACATCAGTGAGCGCTATATTTCCTTCCTCCATTCCCGTGACTTCCGTGTCCCGTTCAACAAGGGCCAGCGTCGCCCCTATGTCGGCGTTGTTCTCACTGTCGGGAGCTTCCGTTACTTCGTCCCCATGGAATCCCCGAAGCCAAACCATGCCAATCTAAAGCCCGGCAAGCACATTCTGAAGCTTGACGGTGGCCGCCTCGGTCTTCTCGGCTTCAACAACATGGTCCCTGTCCCTGATTCTGCGATCCTTGAATACGACATTTCCGCAGAGCCGGATGTGAAGTATCGCAACCTGCTCCTGAACCAGATCGAGCATTGCAACCGTCAGAAGCTTGCCATTCTGGATCATGCCAATCGTACATACTACGATGTCGTCAATGGAAAGAGCAGCTTCATCTGTAAGATCTCCTGCGACTTCCGCGCGCTGGAGCGCGCATGCAGATCGTATAACCCGAACTATCGTCCGAAAGCCAATCCCGGAACATAGAAAAAGCGCCATGAGCCGTTGCTCATGGCGCTTTCTCTTTGTCCGTTTTCCCTACCAGACGGCGGGCGATATTGTAGATGTGCGGCAGGCGGCGGGAGATGGTCTTGCGGTCGATACCGATTTCACCGGCTGCGTCCATCTGCGGGAGCCTGCGCACAATATAAAGCTTCACGATCTGCTGATCGATCACGTCCAAAAGTCCCTCGTCTGTGACGCGCTCCCAGTCGCTGCGCGTGAGGTGTTCCAGCTCCTTCGGCAGAGCCAGCCGCGCAGTTATGCTTTCGTCACTCCCTTCGGCCCGCCGCCGGGCAGGGCTTACTTTTCCTTGTGCTTCAGCACAGCGATATTTCCCTTGTTGCTCACTTCGAGATCCAGCGCAGCGGCGATATCTCGCACTTTGACGTAGTTCGTGCCGTTCTTCAGGATGCGTTCAACGGCGACTTCCTTACCGTCCACGATGATCTTGCTCTTTTCTACCATCTCAGTCTCCTCCTCTGCATTTTTTCCATCTTCGAGGGCCATCACGGTATGGCCCTCGCTTACCAGCACGTCCCCGCGCAGGAGATTTTCGTCCGTCTTCAGATATTTGCTACCAATCAACAATTTAAAATCGCCCGTTGCGGGCCAATCGTCCAGCATACAGTAGGTGGTGCAGGAATTCCCCTGCTTTTTGTAGAGCGCGGCGACGGCCTCGCAGCCTGCGGCCACGGCGCAGAGCGTCATGAGGCCGGAGCAGTCCGTCTCCACGGGCTTTGTGATCTTGCTCACGTCCCATCCGACGGCTCTGGCGGCCTCATACGCCGTGTTCCGGTCGCTCATGTCGTAACCGATATTCCGGTTTTTAATCGCTGCCTCGCACGTCTGCGCGGCCCGCTCGGCCTTTTTGCGGCTCTTGTAGCGCAGGACGCCGAGCCAGCGGCCATTGTACCAGTTGGATATATTCAGCTCCCGCCCGGTCTGGTTGCCGGGCTGCTGGTTGCGTCCTCCGGTTTCGCCGAGGCTGGCCTGCCCAATTTTGATGCTCATGCCCGCTCACTCCCGTACAACTCGTGGTGCAGCTGCAGCACGGCGGCCTCGATCAGCTTATCGATTGTTTCCACATCAAATTTAATGCCCTTCTCGGCGAGGAAGTTCACAACATACTCCTTTTTCGCCGCGCCGTCCGTCGCGGTGTACAGCTGCTCCGCCGCCTTTACGCCGATCTCAACGTAAGTGCGGAGCGTTTGCAGCTTATCCGCGTCGATCTTCGTCTTGATCCACGGGATCAGAAATGCCGAGACGAGCGCGCTGATGAGCGCGATCACTGCCGAGATGATTTGCGTGTAGTCCATATGTATGCTCCTTTCAATCTTTCAGCACGATCTCCGCGATGCGTGCTGCCGCTTCCGGGCCGTATTTTTCAGCCCATTTATCCATGTACTTCTGCGCGTACTTCGCGCGGTTCTCGTTTTTTGCCTTCCAGAGATAGAATCCGCTGGAGGCCGTTGTTTCAGCCAGCACCGCAAGCGTGATCTCCGTCAGGTCTGCGCCTGCCGCGCAGGCGATAATGAGCGCGAGGCTGACGAGCGCGCTGCAAATCAGCCACTTCTTGCTAAACTCCATTGTGCTCACACTGCTTCTCGAGCTGGTGCAAAAACTTTTTTACATCGCCGTTGCCGCCCAGCTTGACGTATTTCTGCCCGGCGATCAGGCGCTCCGACATTGGCATTTCCTCTGACATGATCGTCAGGCGCAGGATAGACAGGTATTGCTCATCCTGATGCTCCTGCATTTTCCCGAGCTTTTTGTCGATCTCGGCGAGATGCGCCTCCTGCGTTGTGGCCTTGCCGCGCTTTTTCTGTATCGCGCTGACGACGGCGTTGACGACCGCCGTCAGCGCGGACGAGCCGAGCACGGCACAGACGAGCGTAACGATGATGGTCTTGGTGTCCATGGTGTTCTCCCTTCTGCCTGCGTTTATCAGATCGGCACGAAGGCCGCGTCTGTCCAGTCGGCCTTTTTCCCGGCCGCGCCCATCCAGACCTTGGTCTCGCCGTTGTTGGTGTAATAGGCGTTCTGGATGAGGGCCATGCCGGAGGCCCACACGATTGGGTTGTCTGCCGTGCCGGCTTTGACTTCCTGCTCGACGTACACCTGCCGCACCAAGATCTTGTTGACGTAGATGTTCCGCCAGTCATAGCCCAGCTTGTCCGATTGCGTCACGTCCTCCGTGATACCGCCTGCGGCCTGCACGAGCTTGCCGTCCGTAATTGCTTTCTTTACCTGTGCCAGTTTAGCCTCTGTCATATGCCGCCTCCAGTTCCGCCAGCAGGTCTCTGGCCGTTTTTTTGCCCATCTTCGCCGTGATGGTGCCGTCTCGGTTGTCGGTGATGGGACCGGCGACGCAGTAGTCGGCGTTGTCCCATTCCTGCACCTGCTCCTCGGTCGCGCCGGTGGGGTTGCCGTCGGTGTCGTAGACGGGGACAGTATCGCGCTGGACGATGGACCAGCCAAGGCCGTCCACAAACAGCTGCACGGCGGCAGCGTGGGTCATGGTCAGCGTGACGGCCTTGCTCTCGCGCCCGCCCCAGTCCCGGTCGGTGACTTTCCCGGCGATCGACGCCGGATATTCGGTGTTATTCGCTTTGAAGTAGATCATGTTGACCTCCTATTCTTCGGTGATTACCGCATATTTACCTTCTTTGTATCCATCTGTATCATAATAATATGGGAACTTTATGTTCGCGTTTTTTGTGACTTGATATGTGTACTTCATTCCCCCGTACCCGGATGCAACGGTTTTTCCGTTCAGCCGGACAGCCACGTATGTACCACCGACTCCATTTTGCAGGTATATGTCAACGGTCGTTCCTTGCTCTATCTCTAGCGTTCCGCTCGTGTACTTTTCTCCGTTATACTCCACATATCCATAATGGAATCCAGATGTTCCACCGCCAGAAATCGTAATCATGCACGGCTTGGCAAATGCAATGTTGTACGCTGTCCCATTCACCAGTGTTCGACCCCCCCCCGATTTGGTAACTTGTACCAGCAATCAGGTCGGTGCCGCCTTTGATGGTGTAGGACGTGCCGTCTTTCAAAATGTGGTGTGTGCCCATGTGGGTCCTCCTTTATGCAAGTGTGTAGGTGCCGTCTCCGGTGACTTTTGTTTTTGGCGAAACGATCAAAGCCGGGCGGATTCCGGTCCAACTCCCAACATTGCAATCCTCGGCACCGTTGTCGCCGATGGAAGTTACAGTGATAGCGCGTCTTGCACCTAAATCGCTGTAGCAGAACGGAGATCTCGTCCACCAAGCTGTGGCGGAACCATTTAGATATGCAATGCGCTTTGTGTCGGCAGTGCCCTGTTTGGTCCCATTGAAATAAGACAGGCTAGCACCTTCATTTGGCGGCTCATACGGTGCTCCAAGGTTGACTTCCGTAGCGGAAAGCAGAAAGCTTTTAACTGGACGTCCGTTCGCCCCCGATGTGATGCCCGTTCCATAACCTGAACCGGCGCGGTAAGGAATCTTGACTTCCTTAATTGCCTTCTGGGATTTCGAGTCCAACATAGCGAAGAATGCCCCATTTAGATACGAGTTGATTTCACTGTTCGCATAGTCGTTAACCCGTTCGCTATTCCATCTACGTTTTTCATAGATGTCTTTCATCAGCAGCCAAGTCCCGTCGCAACTGCTGTCGTAGAGGCTGCTGTTGGATGGGATGCCCTGATTTACAACGAGGAAATCATACGATTTTCCGTTCACGCCGATTTTTACGACGCTGCCGACCGGGATCGTGCCGATGGGGATACCGCTGGAAAACGGAATGTCGTACCCGGTGCCGTTCACGAGCACGCGGCCTTTCTTCTTCGCGTAGCCTGTGCCGCCGATCAGCTCCCGCCCGCCGGATACGGAATAGGCCGTGCCGGAGATCAATGTCTTGTGCGCCATGGGGCCTCCTCACTCATACTGCCAGTTGATGGCGTAGTTCTCGGTCGGCGTGGTCTCCGCGGAGACCAGCGTCTGCTTGGTGATGTTGCCGGTCTTCATATAGTCCGTGCCCGCCACGGCCACCGCCCACGCCGTCGGCTTCCCGCTGGCGTCCACCGCCTTGACCTTGATCAGGTCCCCGACGGCCGCGCCGGAGGCGAGAAGGACGTCCTGCTTGGCCGCGACCTGCGCGGGCGTGGCGTAATCGGTCCCGGCTTTGGCCGCGCTGACGCCTCCCGCGCCGTCACCCTTGAGGATGCCAGCGGCGGTGATCTTGTTCTGCTTCTCGATGACGTCGGCAAGCTGCAGCGCCATTTCGTCCAGCGTCGCTCCGGCCGGGACGGCGACGCCGTTTTGCTGCAGGTAATTGCCGATGGTGGTCTTGGCGCCCGCGAGGCGGTCGATCTGGCTCTGTACGCTCATGTCGGCCTCCTCAGATCGCGGCGAGGGCGGTCTCGATGGCGTCGGTCAGGCTGACCGTGCCGCCGGAGGTGTAGCCCGCCGGGACCGCGACGCTGGTCTGCGTGAGGCCGTCGATGGTCTTTGCGATCGCGCCGTTGTTGGCCATGGTGCCCTCGACCCTGCTGCCGTCGGCCAGCACGATAAACTTGCCGTCCAGCACGTCAGCAGCTCCGGCGGTCACACCGGAAACGTCTTTGTACTTGGCGGGGATCGCTCCTACCGTTACTTTGCCGAGGACTTTGCCCTTTGTTGGCGTGATGTCCTGCGCGGCCTCGGTTGGCGTGGCGGACTTGTTTTCCAGCACGACGGATACTTTGCCCGTGCCGGAGTGCTTGCCCGCCGGGACGGTGTATTCCTGATTGCCGGTCGTGGCGTCCAGCACCTTAGATACTGCGCCGTTGTCCGGCATGGTGCCAGCCTGCGTCACGCCGTCGGCGTCGATAAAGACTTTATTCGCCAGCACGTCGCCTGGCGCGGCCGTTGTCGCGGACACGTCCTGATAGTTTTCCGGGATCGCGCCGACGGTGACGGCGGACAGGCCGTAGTAGCCCTGATCCGGGGCGACGGACTGCTGCTCCTTGGTCGGGGTGACGGATTTTGCCTGGAGGTTGTAGTTGCCGCCGCCGGAGACGCCCTTGACCGTGCCGGAGCCGTTGTGATAGCCCGCGGGGATGGTGTAGGACTCGCCCTCCTTGACGTTGGCGTCGACCGCGCCCTGATTTTTGATGGCTGCGGCCTTGTCGGCCAGCGCGTCGAGCTTGTCGGTGCTCGCGGCGAGGCCGAGGCCGACGAGCCAGGTGCGGATCTTGTTCCGCGCGGTCTGTAGTCTGGTTACTTCTGTCTGTGTGCTCATAAAATCACTCCTTTAGATGGTCGCCAGCAGGGCGTTGATGTTGCCGACCTCGGTATAGACGGCGGCAGAGGTGACGGGCTTGGTGTTGTCCTTCTCGACGGCCGCGGCCGTGTCGACGGACAGGGTATTGGTGGCCGCGTCGAGCTTGAGTCCGTCGCCGATGGTGTAGCCTCCGCCGCCGGAGCCGCCGGAGCTGCGGGCCTCGTTGATGGCGTCGACGAGGTTGCCCTTGTTGTAGGTCTTGAGGTCGTCCAGATCGCCGATCTGCTTCTGCAGCTGCGCCCAGACGGGCAGGGACGGGTCGGCCGAGGCGTCTCCGGACGGATCCGCGCCGGGCTGGACCTTGCCGAGGCTCACCCAGACGGTCGGCAGGACGACGCCGCTTTCGTCCGCGCCATAGACGCCCACGCGGGCGTGGCGGCCCGGGACGGCGAGAACTTCGTGCGGTACGGGAACGGTATCCCCGTCCCAGTTCGCCGCCAGAACGTCGACGGTGGTCTTGCCGTTCGAGAAGACGGCGGTCTTCGTCAGGCCGTCCCACTCGGGTGAGAAGACGAACTGCACCGTCACGGCTTTGCTCATTCCCGCCGTCAAAAGCTCCGGCGGCGACGCCAGATGCGCACACGCGCGGGAGCAGTGGATGGTGATCATGCGTTATCAGCTCCTTCGAAGGTCACGAACGGCTCAAGGCACTTGATATCCCCGGCGGAAAGCCGGATATCGAGGTCGAGCGGAAGCGTGATGTGCGGCAGCTCGGGGAGCGTGTCGGCGTCCAGCTCGTTCAGCTCCGCCTGCGGCCGCCCGCTCATGAGCTGGTTTCCGTAGAATTCGAGTGTTGGGTTGAGCCTGGTCGCCAGCATGGCGAGCTGATAGGCCTGCCGGAGCGGCAGGTCCTGTTCGATGAGCTTCTGCAGTGGCTTTGCCGCGAGCGCGATGTCGTATAATTTCATGATGCCCTCCTTAGTTGATGGCTGTGCCGTTGACGGTCAGCTTCCCGGATGAGTTGCACGCAAGGGTGCAGTAGCGGTATGAACTGTAATACAGCACGATTTCGTCTCCCCTGACTGTCACGGGATAGCTCGATGTCCCTATCTCAAAGCCGCTCGAGGACGGCGTCAGGGTTTTTGTTTTCAGCTCCAGCGAATTGTATCCGCTCTTGAGTCCTGCGGCGGATACCGTGCCCCACTTCGCGGCGTAGGCCGTCGATCCGTTTTTCAGGAGCACCTGGCCGTCGGTTCCGCCGCTCGGAAGCGTTCCGGCGACGTCGCCCCACGTGCAAGCGTAGTTGGTGTTGCTGGATTTTTTCAGCACCTGACCGGATGTTCCGCCGGTCGGGAGCGCGCCGGTGATGCTGCCCCACTTGGCGGCGTAGTTGCTCGCGCCGTTTTTGAGCAGGACCTGACCATCGGTGCCGCCGGTCGGCAGGATACCGTCGGGGCTGCCCCAGGTGACGGCGTAGTCGGTGGCGCTGGATTTTTTGAGCACCTGGCCCGTCGTTCCGCCGGAAGGCAGAGCACCGTTGATGTCGCCCCATTCGACGGCGTAGTCGGCGTTGCCTGACTTTTTGAGGATCTGTCCGCTCGTTCCTCCGGTCGGCAGAAGGCCGGTGATGCTGCCCCAGGTGAGCGCGTAGTCATTGTCGGACGATTTTTGGAGCACCTGCCCGGCCGTGCCGCCGGGCGGGATCTTCGCCGGCGCGTCCGCGCCGGGGTTGCCGATCGGGAACATGACGACCTTGCTGCCGGACATTTCGAGGACGGCCACGCGCTGTCCGGCGGCGAAGTTGATGCCGGTGTTGCATTTAAAATGCTTCTCGGTCGGCTCCTCCGCGCCGTCAGGCGTGAGGGTCAGGCCGTCTTCCTCGACCGTCGCAATGACGGCCAGCTGGAACGGCTGCTGCTGTTCTTCGGTCTGCTGCTCTTCTGGTTCTTCGGTGTACAGGCTGTCTACGCCTTCCATTATGCAATCACCGTCCTTTTTGCAGAGTGTGTCATGAGACTTCCGGCTGACAGCTGCATCTGCCAGCCGGTTTCGAGGTAAATGCCGCCGATGTCGTCATGCGTGAGCGCGAGGACGTCACCGATGCCGTGGCCGGGGTCATTGAGGGTATAAAACGTGATGGCCCGGGCGGACAGGAGCGACTCGTTGCGCATGCGGTCGGCGTAGGCCTGCAGCTCCTCCTGCGAGGCGATGTTGTCGACCTTGATGAGCGAGGCGATGCGCATGTTCCGCCGGAAGGTGGACTTGCGCGACTGCGGATTGTCGTTGACGGCCGTTGCGACCATGGGCTGCTCCAGATCCGGGTTGGAGCAGACGCAGATGAAGACGTTCGGCGCGTTGAAGATGTCTTCCTCATCTGAGAAGTTCGGCCCCGGATGCCGGTCTGGAAGGAAGAGGTCCGTCGTTCCGTAGGACCAGTCGATGTTCTGCGCGCTCGGCTCCTGATAGGGCTCGAGACGGGCGACGCCGGAGGCGTCGAACCAGAGGCTGTTGTAGTTGATCTCGGCCAGCAGGTCGTTGACGATGGTCAGGTAGCTTGTGCCGACATCCCAGTCCTCGCGGTCGGTCTGCAGCGTCGCGTCCGACGGCGTCGCAATGACGAGCGCGACGCCGCAGGCGGTGAGCAGCTTGCGGATCTCGGTGAGATAGGACGCACCGGCGGACAGGTGCAGGATGGTCTCGGTGCGGTTGCTGTAGACGCGCCAGCAGCGGTCGTAGGCCTCGACCTCGACGCGCTTCTGACCGGCCGCGCCCTTGATGCTCGGGGTCGCGGCCTGATAGATACCGAGGGGCGTCTCCTGCCCGTCGATGGTCATGACAGGCTGGAGCTCGTCGGAGAGGTAGTCGACCGCGTCGTTGACGAGGAAGGTGCCCTTGATGCTGGTGTGGATCGTCGCGTCGCGGCTGGCGATGATCTGCGGAGGGCTGCCGGTGTCCCATTGGAGGTGGGTGATGGGTGCGCCGTTTCTGAGCACGTCGACGCGGAAGCGGACGTCACGGGTCAAGGGTGATCGCCTCCTCTCGGTTCATGTGCGAGATGGTAAAGGAATAGCGGCGCATGAACTCATCGCAGTTGCTCTCGAGCGACGGGAGCGAGCCGATGACCATGCTGCCGTAGCGGTCCTTGAGGCAGACGAGGCGGCCTACAAGGGCCTCCAGCGCAAGGGCGGCGGCCCGCTGCGCGTGCGGCCAGGCGCAGGCGACGGACAGGGCGCGGTCGCGCTGCTCGCTGCGCTCCTCGACGGGGTAGGCAAGGCCCGCCAGATGGACCGTGGAGACCCCGGCCGAGAAACTGGTGCGGTTGGTGCGCAGCTGCGTCTCGGACAGGCGCATCTCGAGCCAGGCGCCGGTCTCGAGGTCGCAGATCATGTTGGTCTCGGGCAGCACTTCGACAGTGTCGGAATTGGACACGCCGTAGTTATCGCTTTCGTCGTAGCAGCCGCGGACGCGGTAGGTGACGGAGCCGATGCTGGTGTGGTCGATGTACTGCTTTTGGACGGTGCGGGCTATGGCCACGCCGTCCCGCTCGACGAGGTAAAAATCGTAGCTCCCGGCGGTCTGCCAGGTGAGCGCGGCCTCATGGCCGGCGGTGGCGGTCAGGGTGATGGCCTCGCCCTCGGTGTGTGAAACGGGGAGCGCGGCTGCGCTCCACTCGGACCACATGCCGTACTTGTTCTGCACGCGGACGCGGACGGTGTAGCTGCCGTCGGCGAGGTAGACCGGCGAGCGCCATGCCTTTTCCGTGCCGTAGACCGTGCCGGAGGCATAGCCGCTGGACAGCGTCAGCTGATAGGCTTCCTGCTCGGAGGTCTGCCAGGTGATGCGCGGGCGCGGGCCGGTGGACTGGATGACGATGGACGGTGCTGACGGGGCGTTGATGGCGATAAACTCGGCCTTTTCGCTCCACGCCGAGGCCGTGCCGTCGGTGTTGTAGGTGCGCACGCGCCAGTATTTCGTCCCGCTCGTAAAGGTGTTCGCGGGGACGTCGTAATACTGATTTTCGCCGGTGACGGTCGCGAGCGTGTTCCAGGTCGTGCCGTCGGCGGACCATTGCAGATCCGCCTTGCTCTGCGGCGTGCCGGTGGAAATGATGTGCTGCCAGCTAAAGCGGTTGACGATGGTGGCGTCGATGACGATGCCCGCCGGGGAGATCGCCTTACAGGACGGCGTGGCCTCGGTCGTTGAGACCGTCACCCAGGCAGACGTTGCCGTCAGATCACCTGCGGTGATTGCCGTGACCATCCAGTCGACGGACTCGTCGGAAAACGTCTCTGCCGGCATGGTATAGCTCTTCTTCGAGCCGGAAATGGCAATGCTATGTGTGGTCGTTGTGCCGGTTTTCCGCCAGTAGAGTGTCGCGCTTTTCTGCTCGACGGATACAGGCGAGTATAAGGCTTCTTGTTGAACGTCCCACGAAAAGACTCCTGCAGCGTGCTTTGGCGTATAGGCCCCAGCTCCCGGCGACATCCCGGAAATGATTGGGTTCTTTACTTCAAACCTGTACCACGAGGATAGTGTGGTCACGCCCAACGAGGTCGTCACCTGCACGGCCCACTCATTTTCACCAACCGGAAACTCGCCAGCAGCGATCGTCACGCTTGTGTCATTCGCGCCCAGATCGATCGTATGGACCGTGCTGGAGTTTTTTACCCTCCAGCGGAACTGCTGCGCGGTAATGGTCGGCAAATCATAGGCAGAATAGCTATCCCAGTGATAATACCATTCGATGGTCTGCGCAATTTCCGACGCCAGCACGCCCACGCCGCTCTTTGCGTTGAGTTCCGGCGTTACGGTCGTATCCTCGTATGTGATCTCGATATACGGCTTGTGCGACGATTTTGCCGTCTGCACGGTTTTCCCGCTCGTGGTTGCTTTTGCTCCATACGTCAGCAGATTCTTCAGTTCCGACGCTTTGAGTTCCACCGCCCTGTTATAATATCCGCTTGGTTCAAGGCTCAATGGGCCACTGATTTTGTATCCGCCGTAGACAAAAGGCTCAGTGTTGTACGTGATCTTCTGCAGATCTATTGATTCGTGCAGGATCGCGATCGTGACTCCCGCATTGCTCGCATTATATCTGTACGACATGTACAGGTAGAACGTGACAGCCGTGATCTTGTGATACCTGATCGCTGCTATCTGAGCCGCGGTCGGGGCGAACGTGAAGTACATGGGCCGCCCATATTCGTCTGTCTCTGTGGCTCCGTAATAGTTCGTGTTCGGCGCGCTGTAGTCAATGACTGCGGAGTCGTTTGCGTAAAGCGTTAAAACGCCCATTTACTTCGCCCCCATTCTGGTTGTGATGCGTGCGTTTTTGGCGATGCGGAGGATGGTGTCGAGGTCTTCGACGTGGTCGACGTAGACGGTGGTGTTGTAGGTATCGCCGGAGGTGTAGCGGGTCTCGCTGGCCGTCTGGATGCGCGAGCCGGAGGGGAGATAGATGCGCTCGAGGCCGTTCTCGTTGACCCGCGTCCAGCCGCCCGCCCAGTTGTCCGTGCCGGCGGCGTTGCCGCGCAGATACCGCCTGCGCCATTCGTCCTCGGTGATACCGAGGGTCGACGAATCGCCGCGGGCGACGGCCTCTTCGTAGGCCTTGGAGAGGTCGGACGCGCTCTGGCCCCACTGCTGCTCGTTGTAGCTGTCGAGCAGGTTCTGGTAGTTGTTTCCGTTGCCGCTGCTGTAGCCGAAGCCCAGCGCATGCTTCATCTGGCCCCAGCCCTCGCTGATGTGGCCGGTGCCGAAGTTGATGACGCCTTTGAGCAGCTCCGCCGCGTCGGCCATGAGCGCCATGACCTTTGCCAGCGGCTGCAGCGCCTTGGTCAGCGCCGGGACGCGGTTGTTGGACAGGTCGGACATGGGATTGAGGATATCGCCGACGGTCTCAAGCAGCATGCCGAAGGCGTCGACGATGCCGGAGTCCTTGATGGCCTTGCCGCCGTCCTTGACCATGGTGGTGACGTCGCCGTAGAATTCTTCGAGGTACGGGGCAAACTCGACGGCCAGCTGGTTTTTGACGCCCTCCTGCGTCTTCTGCAGGCGAGAATAGGCGTCGTCGACGCCCTGCAGGGATTTGAGCGCGTCGTTGTCAAGGACATAGCCCATATCATGTGCTTCCTGCGCGTAAGCCCGCATTTTCTCGCCGCCGAGGTCGATGAGCGGATTGAGCTCCTGTGCGGACTCGGACATGAGATCCATAGCCAGTGCGTCCCGCTCGGTCTTGTTTTTCATCTCGCCGAGCGCGTCGATGGTATCGTAAAATACATCCTGCGCGCTGCGGAGGCTGCCGTCGGTGTTTGTAATCTCAACTTTCAGCCGCTTGTACGCCTCGTAGGCGTCGCCCGTACCGGTCGCGGCCTCCTGCATCTTGTTGGTGGTTTCCTTGAGGCTGTCTTTGATACGGTCAAAGGAGACGTCCGTGAGGTCGGCCATGTAGTTAAGCTCCTGCACGGAATCGGTCGTCGTGCCGGTCACGGAGGCGAGCGTCAGCAGATCGTCCGCATTCGAGGCGGCTTCCTTCGTCATGGAGATCAACGCTTTTTCCGCCTTGACGATCGCCGCAGCGACGGCGGCAAATCCGCCCGCAACTGCGACTGTCGTAGTGTCGAGCTGCAGCATGCCGTTCATGGACGTTTTCATGCTGTCCGGCAGCTGGATGCCGAGCTTGGACGTCAGGCCATTCACCACGTCGCCGAGGTTGCCCATCTCCTTGCTGGAGTCGGCGATCTTCTGCTTGTTCTCGTCAAACTGGTTGTTGAGATTGTTCAGCTCAGCCTCTGCGTTGTTGAGGCTGGTCTGCCACTGCATTGTGCGCTTGTCTGCCTCGCCGTATTTCTCGGCGGACTGCTGCAGGGCGGCACGCAGATACTCGATCTTTTCTGTCTGCGTGGAGATCTTGCGCTCGAGCACGTCGTTTTTGGCGCTCAGCGCCTCGACGCTGTCGGCGTTCTGCGCGTAGGCCGACTGCACCTTTCGCATCTCCGAGTCCAGCACCTTCATGCCGCTGCCGATCTCGGAGATGGCCTGTTTGTATTCTTTTTCGCCCGAAAGCGTAAATCTTGTGTTGATGTTGGGCATATTACGTGCCTCCGTTGATGTAGGCCGAGAGGCTCTGCGGCTCTTCCGGCTTTTTTGGCGGCTCCAGCGCGTCCAGCATGAGCGTCAGGCGGTGCGGGCTCATGGTCTTCCAGAAATCCCGCTCCGGCAGGCGCAGCCGGAACAGCCACATGGCGAGGAAGCCGGGGAAATCAAAGCCCAGCTGCTTCGGTTTCCCCGGCGGTGTCAGTTTTTTTCGTCTTCCGACGTTTTTTCACCGGGTGCTCCCTCCGGCGGTGCGACTGCGGCCTGGATCAGCGGATAGATCCGCGTCCCGGCCTCGAGCGTCTGGTGCATGGTGAGCGCGCGGCCCAGCTGCTTGCTGGTAAAGCGCAGCGGAAGGCCGTTTTCGTCGGTGATGCCCTGCGTGTCTGCGGCGTCGGTCAGCATGGCGGCCAGGAAGGCCAGCGTGCTTTTGAGGCCGTGCACCGTATTCAGCGCGCGCAGCAGATTTCCGTCGTATTCGTCCTGCACGTCGGCAAGGACGTTCATGTTGCAGGAGAGCCGGTAGACCCGGCCCTCGAATTCGTAGTCAACGGTTTTTATCTTGGTTGTTTCCATCACTAGCCTGTCACCCCCAGTTTCGCGTCGATCCAAGCGATGGCCTCTGCCTCTGTCGCAAGCGTCGCGCGGGATAGCATTTTCTTCTTTTCGGTGTCGTCTGGAAGGAATTCACCGGATGTCGTCGGCGTGGAAAACTGGATATTCTCGCCTTTGGTCTGGAGGCTGTAGCCCGGAGGGCCGAACATCGTCTTGTGGATAAAAAACGCTGTGAATTTCGTCACGCCGTCGATCTTGTCGGGCGCGTATGCCCCGTAGCCGACGTAATTGGCGTTGTCCTTGCCGGTGTATACCACCTCGTCGTTGTCCGTTTCGGCGGTGCAGCCGAACATAAGCACCTCCGCGTCCTTTTTGATGTACTTTGTGCCAACGGAGATCGTGCCGCCGGTCGGCTCGCGGACGTACTCCGCAAGGACGGATTCTGCGTACAGGCGGCCCTCCGCAAAGCGCAGATCGATGTTTACATTCATCGCGTCGCCGAGCGCGACCGGCGTAGCATACGAGATCACGCCGTTTGTATTCTGGTATTTTGCGACTTTCATGCCGCGCAAGTCAAACTGAGGCATTATAAAAGTCCCCTTTCTTTCAGCTTTTGTGTAAGGATTTTTTCGAGCTCCGCGTTTACGCGCTTCTGCGCGTTCCTGACGCCCTTTGTCCAAAAATAAGTTCCTGTGATCTGCCCGTACTCCTTCGCGCGGCCGTAATTCAAAACAAAAAGCACGGTCGCCCTGCGCGTTCCGTGCTCGTTTTTGCCGACTGCGGTGATGGAGATGTACGGGTCTCCGTTTTTGTCGCGTTTGATGGTTTTTCGGTATTTCACGCTGGATGCATATGCCTCGGTCCTAAACCCGCTCACCTTGACCATTTTTTGCAGTTCCTCGACGATGATATCCCCGGCGGCGTACAGGAGCTCCTTCTGCATGTCCTCATCAAAGACATTCGCTTTTTGGAGCGTGGCCATGAGCTCGTCGACACCGGTGATCGAGATGTTAGCCATAGGCTGCGCCCTCCGTCTCGGCGATGAGCGCGATCTGCGTGCGGCCCGTCTCCTTGTCGTAGGTCTCCATGTCGACGGTCGCGATGTAGCCTGCTGTCTCCAGCGCGGCTTTTACGCGCTTTAAAAGCCCGGCGGCAAATCCCTCGGCAAAGATGGAAACGGCGTACTGCACGCCGGTCTCGGCCTCTCCGCCCTCGGCGTAGATCTGGCCGGACTGGCCGAGCAGCTGATAGGTGATGTAGGTCTCTTCTCCGCCCTTGTATGGCGGGTGGCAGACCGGTACGCCCAGGTCTGCCAGCGCCTCATAGATCATCATGCGCCGTCCCTCCGTTTGCAGGTCAGCTCGACTTCTTCCGTCTCCGCGCCATAGCTGCGGATGACGTCAAAGACGTCGGAACCGCAGACGAGCTGCTGCTCGCCTCCGTATTCCGCGCTGTGCATGCGGAAAATTGCGTCCGTGCGCTTGCCGGCTTGCGCGGCCTGATAATACTCGGCGCGGTTTACGGACTTGCGGGCGGCCCAGACGGTGGTCTCGCGTTCGAGCTTTTCGGTGGTCTGCCCGCTCACGATGGGGTAGGACAGCAGGCGCAGCGTGATCTGGGTGTCAAAGATCACAGCACGCGCCCCCTCCCTCGGTGCCCGGCGAATAGTCGTCGGACAGACCCATCGCGTCGCGCAGCTCCTCAAAGCACGTCTTCCATTCGTCGCCGCGGCCGCAGAAGTCATGCTGCCAGCGGACGAAGGCTCGGACGGCGTCTTTGACCAGCGGGTCTTCGTCCGCCCCCTCCGCGCCCGCAAGGTGCAGGCGCAGGAGGCAGGCGTCAATCTCGTCGGCGAGCTCGTCGTCAAGGGCGTTTGTGGTCAGCCGCAGGGCGGTTTTTGCAACGTTGATCAAAGCCATTGGTTATCCCTCCCTGTTGGCCGCGCGCCGTCAGGCTTTCTTCTTGGTCAGCGTGACAAGGCTGTTCTTGTCGACGACCTTACCGTCGACGAGCGCCAGCGCGACGGTGACCTCGTCGTCGGTCGCGTTGTCGGTGTACTTGCGGAAGGTCATGCCAAGATTTTCGTTCCAGAGGTAGTCCTTGAAATTGAAAATGAACGCAAAGATTGTGTCCGCGGTCACGCTCGCCGTGAAGGACGGCAGATAGTCGCCGACGAGGACGACCTCTCGGCCAAAGAGCGAGTAGACCGGCTTGCCGCTGAGTCCGTAGTTGACGCGGGCGACGGGCTGCTTCTTGTCGTCGACCATGCCGACGATCTGCTCGAAGAAGGTCTTCTTCGACATGCACCAGACGGCGTCTGCGTCGTAAGCCTGCGGCAGCGCGGCCTCTGCCTTGACCAGATCGGTGTACGCCAGCGCGGTCGTTGCGGCAGCGATGTCGATGTTCTGGCCGGTCACGACGGTTTCCTTGGTGATGCCCTTCGGCTGGCCGGAGCCGGATCCGCTGATGATGGACTGTTCCTCGGCCTTGACCATGGCCTCGGCCACGTTGGCGACAAACTGCGACTCAAACATCGGGTAGGTCACGATGGAGACCTCAAGCGACATGGAGATCGCGCAGCGCAGCTTGTGGTAGGCGAACGTGATGGAGCCGAGCGCCTTCTTCTGCTTGTCGGATCCTACGCCCTCGGCAACCCAGGAGGCCGTCGGCTTGGCGGAGCTGGTCGGGACGGTTACGCCGCCCTTGTAGGACGTGTGCGTCACGCGCGGCAGGATCATGCCGGTCGCTTCGATCTTCTCGTAGATCTTCTGCAGCGTCGTGGTCGGGATGGCCGCGCCAACGTCGGAGGTCTTGGTGTTTGCGTCCACGTTGGTCAGCTCCGCGGGGATCTTCTTTCCGGTCAGGACGTAGTTCATAAAGGCCCGCTTGTACTCGTCGGTGTCGTACCGGTCGAGCACGTCCGGAGTCTTTGCCGTGCCGGACAGGTCGACGGACTGTGCCGCCGCAGCCGGTGCCGCAACCTTCTGACCCGCAAGTGCGTTGAGGTTCGCCTGGATCTTGGCTTCCTCCTCAAACTTGGCGTCGAGGGCCTCGACTTCTTTCATCTTGGCCTGTGCCTCTGCGGTCTTGCTTTCGTCCAGCAGCTTCTGGGCGTCGTCCATGAGCTTTTGGCGCTGGATGTTGTAAATTTCCTTTGTCATTTCAATTCTCCTTTGAGTTTTAAAAATTTCAGTTTTGCTTCTGCCTGCGCCCGTTCGGGCATAAAAAAATCAGGCTCTGCGGCCTGACCTTTTAAAAAGTTTTCCGCGCGCCGGAGCGCGTTTTCGCTGAGCATGCCGGAATAAAAATCCGCGGCCAGCGGTTTTTGCTCTCCATCCGGCTGCATGATGCGGTCGACGAGGCCGAGCTCTACGGCCCGCTCCGCTGTGATCCATGTTTCTGCGTCCATCATGGCGGCGATCTCCGCTTCCGGCCTGCCGGTCTTGGCGACGTAGGCCGAGGATATCGCGTGATTTGCGTCGCGCAGCGTCCCTGCGGTGTGCTCCATCTGACGGTAATCTCCGCTGGCCTCTGTCTGGACGTTGTGGATCATCATCATGCCGGTCGGCGTCATCTCTGATTCTCCCGCCATGGCGATGATGGACGCGGCCGAAGCTGCGAGGCCTACAATGCGGATGTGGACGCCTCCGGCGTAGCTGCGCAGGGCGGTGTAGATCTCGCTTGCGGCGAAGATCTCGCCGCCGCCGGAATTGATCTCGACTTCGGCCCGCTCGCCGTTTCCGGATGCAAGAGCGTCGGCTACGGATTTAGGGCTCGTCGCCTCCATTCCGTAAAACTGATAGAAGCGGTGCTGATTGCTTGATACGATTGGCCCGCGAATGCTGATCTTCATGTGGTTTCATCTCCCTTCTGGTTGGTATTCTGATTGACCGGCTGCGTATCGAGCCGCCGGATTGGCTTGTCGCCGCCGTCGACCGGCGCGAGGTTAAAGGCGCGGCGCCATTCGTTCGGCGTCAGCGCGCCGCGGTCGACCATCTGCAGGAGGTTGAGCTTGGTCGAGGTCGAGGCGAAGTCCCACGCGGACGCCTCAAAGACGATGCGGTTGCCGCAGCCACGCTCGCGACGGGAGAAGAGCTTGCGGGTGTACTCGCCGCTCAGCTGCTTCAAAACCGGCTCGATCTCGGCGTCAAAATAGGCGTTCTGCTCATCCTCCGTCGCAATGGATGTGACGATGTGCGGATTGGTATTGAACAGGGCATAGATGCGCTGCGTGGTCTTATCCATCTGGGCGGCGTTCGGGACGTAGTCCTTGGGGTCGATCTGCTTGGCCTCGGCCTTTGCGTCGACGGCCGCGACGCCCGTGCCGTTAGTCACGTTCAGGAAACTGTCCGCGAAGTCCTGCGCGCGCTGCTTCACGTCCTCCGGGCGCATGGACGCGGCGAACATCAGCAACCAGCGAATCACGGCGCTGTTTCGGATGGCCTTTACAATGCCCTGATCCGTCGTTGTGACGATCTCCATGAGCGGCACGATGGCCGGGGCGATGGGGTCGCCGAAGATGTCGTTCTCGTAGAAATCCCCGCGCAGGTGAATGATGTCGTCATAGGCAAACGTCAGCACATTGCCGTTCTGCATGTAAAATTTCAGGTACAGGTTGCCTCCCGCGTCGTAAACGGCGTCTGCCTGCATGGCCGCGACTGGGAAGATGGCGTTCGGCAGGCCGTTTTCATCCCGGAGGATCACGGCGAAGGCGTTGTTGTTGAGGACCAGCTGTGCGGCCAGCTTTTCCTGCAGCATCTGGCCGGTCATGTACTGGTTCGGCTCTTCGAGCAGGAAGCGGATGTACGGCTCCGGGTTGACGGCGATCTTTCGCGTCTGGGCGGTGATGGTCTCCCGGATGTGCTTGGCCGTCAGCTTGCCGATGGCCTTGATCTTGGGCCGGATGCAGGCGCGGACGATGTCTGACTGATACATTTTGCCGTTGTAGCTGTAAAAGCCATTCCCGCGCTCCTGCACCATCTGGACGGTCGAGACGCGCTTGGTGGTCGTGATATTCGTCAGGAGGTTTTTCAAAAATCCCATGTTGTCACTCCTAGAGCATACTGGTGTATTCCGCCTGCTTCTGGTCGTAGATCGTGTAGGCGTCGAGCAGGGCCGCCGTTCCGTCAATGCGGCGCGTGGACTTGCTCGTTTTGTGCGGCTGAATATTGCCGTTTTTGTCCTCGTCATAGGCTGTGTTTGCGAGGTTCCATTTGTCGATCGGGTGGTTATTGTAAATAATGCGCTTGGATTCGAGGTCGTTTCCGCAGCGCTTCATGGGCTCGGACAGGGTCTTGACCCCCTGATGCACGGCGATCATGGCCTCTTTCCCGAAATAGTCCGCCATGCTGTCCACCCAATAAGACGCAGACCACGCATCATACCCGATAAAGGGGATAAAAATATCGAGGTCTTCCTGCACCTCGATGAACCATGCTTTGACGTCCTCATAGCGGATCTTGTTGCCCTCTGACAGGCGGAGCAGCCCTCGCTCATGCCACTTGTCGTATGGGATCTTGTCCTCCGTGACGCGCTTTTCCAAAAGGTCCTGCGGCAGCCAGTACATCTGCAGCACAAACAGGATCTCCGGCAGCTCCGGCACCTGGAACAGGACCTTTGCCGCCGTCAGGTCAGTGGTCTTGGAGAGGTCCGCGCCGCCGATGCCGTATCGCGGGTAGGAAAGCACGCGCTCCTGCGTCTTGCCGTCCGCCATGTGGTGCTGCCAGATCAGGCGGCGGTTTTCCTTGTCGAGCTGGAAGGTGTCGCGGTTGTCGAGCTGCTCGAAGTTGAGCCAGGCTTCGCTGGAGGTCTCGCGGATGTTGAAATCCTTGCAGACGAGGTTTCGGACGAGGGCCGGGTTTTTCTCCGCCCGCTCGACCCGCTCTTTCAGCGCCGTGTAGCTCTTGATCGTCCCGAGGCCCGGATTTGCCTTTTTCCAGCAGTCCGGGGCCGTCCACTCGCTGCGCTTGTCGAGCTCGTAAATAAACGCGATCCGGCGCGGGTCGTGGTACCCGTCCGGATCTTCGTAGCCGTTGATGATGCGCTCGGCTTCTTCGTATTTCTCGTCGTAGATGTCTTCTCGAATGGTGCCGGCTGTGGAGGTGATGAATCGCAGCGGCTGCGCGCGGGCCTGATCGCCGTCGGCAATGATGTCGTACAGCGGTCTGCCGTTTTTCCACTGATGGATCTCGTCCATCATGGCCCCGTGGATATTCAGGCCGTCTAGCGTGTCGCTGTCAGAGGACAGCGGCTTGAATACGCCGTCGTTATAATCGCTGTCCACCTCGCCGACCAGACAGCGCGTTCGTTTGCGCAGCGCCGGTGATTTCTGCACCATCCGCTTTGCTTCCTGCCAGATGATCTTCGCCTGGTCCCGCTTTGTGGCTACCGCGTAGACTTCCGGGCCTGCTTCGCCGTCCGCCAGCTGCAAATACAGGCCGACGCCGGAGGCCAGCAGCGATTTGCCGTTTTTCTTGCCGACGATGAGGATGGCCTCTCGGTACTGGCGGTTGCCCTCGATGTCGATAAACCCGAAGACAGTCGCCAGCAGTGCTTTTTCCCATAGCTCCAGCCGGACGAGCTGGCCGCCCGCCTTGCCCTTGGAGTGGTGGCAGTAGTTTTCAAAAAATTCGAGGACGTGGTTTGCCCGGCGCGGGGAATAATAAAACTCGGAATCCGCGTTTTCAAGCTGCGCGACCACATGTCTGTAGGTCTTCTGCACCTTGAGACTGACGACTTCGCGGCCGTCCTGTATGGCCTGCCAGTATTCGAGGATTGGGTTGTAGGTCGCCGGGTAGCGCGTGAGTTTCATTCCTCGTCACGCTCCCGGACAAAGCTTGCAAAGCCGTCGTCCTCCTGCTTCGGCGCGGTGTCCGGCTTCGGCAGGAGCGCCGTGAGCTGCTTGATGATCTTCTGGTAGTTCGCGTTCGTGGAGTTGTACGCCTGCCCGATCGGCCGGGCGCGGTCATAGGGCTCCAGTCGCTCCGACTGCTGGAATTTCTCTGTCCAGCCGTTTTCCCGCAGGTCGTCCGCCATGTCCTCGCACTCGATGCGCATAAAGGCTGCCTGATCGATGAGGCCTGCGACAGTTCCGGCCGCTTCCTTCGGCAGATTCCGGTAAAGCTTTTTCAGACGCGCTTTCTCCGCGCGGATCCTCTGTTCTTTGGTCTTTTCACGCTGATTTGCCACAGAAAACGCCTCCTTTTTGCGTGATTTTTGCCTCCTGCTCACGCGTGCGCGTGGATTACTTATCGCCGCTTCAAAGCAGGGGGGCCTCGCGAACAGTCTGCGTATTCTTCTGAGGTAGGGCGTGCGGTGATCTAGCCGGCGCCCCGGCCTCGCGCGACGGGGGGGATCGGGTCTCCGGCGGCGTCGAAGAAAATTTTTTGCGTCAGAGATTTTGCGACGCCGTGACCGTCGAACTGATCGTGACAGTCTTTACAGACGTACTCGAGGTTGGAGTAGGACAGGCTGACGTCCGGGTCGGTGATGTTGTCCGGCGTGAGCGCCCGCTTGTGATGGACGATGTAGCCCGGCTTTTCCCTGCATTCTTCGCACAGCCCGCCGTCGATGGTCCGGCGGAACTTGATATACCCGGCGCGGCATTTCTTCCAGCGCGCGGAGGCGTAAAAGCGTGCGGCCCATGGCTGCATCCTGTTCCCTCCAATTCTTCACGCTATCACTGTAGCACAGATTTTAGGCTCTGTTAGCTCAACTTTTGCGGTAGCCCATTGCCCGCGCTGCCTCGTAGACAAAGCGGCTGTACATCCGCTTGGCCGTGGATGTGCTCACGTGTACCTGTCTGGCAGCGGACTCCAGACTCTCGCGCGGCCAGATCCATGTATGCAGGCGCACGATCTCCAGCACATCGCCGCCGTCCCGCCAGGTCTGCACGGTGTTGATGGCGGACTGGATCGCTGTGTAGTCCTCGTACTCCCGTGAGGACAGGACGCGCACTGCAATGTCCTCGACGGCGCGGCCGGAGGATTGCCCGCCTGGCTGTGAGGAATATCCCGGCGTGATCTTCTGCCGGCTCATATCCCGAACCTGTCGGCTCAGTTTCGGGTATTCGCCGATGGTGCGGCAGACATTCCCGTACCACCAGTATCTCGGCTTTGACACTTTCCCACTTCCTTCCTGCTTCGTTCTAAAACCTTACGCATATACAAGGTTTAATTTAAGCGGCTCCCGTTCCGCTTGTTCTCTGATCTTGGGTCGACTACATACTTATAATATTGATACCCGTACTTTGTCGTCCGGGCCTCTACGAGAATGTAACCTCGCGGGGCGACGGGCGGATGCTTGGGGCTGTACTCGCGCACGGCCTCGGTCGCAGGCTCCGGCTCTGGGCGGATACAATTTCGCGTCGCCTTGTACCGGTGGCCGCCGAATTCTTTTCTCCAGTGCGCATGCAGGTAACTGGCAAGTGCTGTGTAGTCCTGGCCGTGGTCGGCCTTGTTTCCCTGCTCGTCTATATAATAGTTGTGCTTTCGCAGGTGCCGAACCTCGATCACGCTGCCGAGCCCCCAAAGCCCGCCGATGGCTTCTTCCGGGATTCCCTCTGTTACCAGGTGCAAATGGAATCGATTGGTTGTTTTTCCTCTTCCGTAGAAAGCAACGATTTTTGCCTCCGGATAGTGATACTGCATGCGACGCACAAGGTTGTCGCGCACTCTGCGCATTTCTTCTGCGGTATGTACCTCGTTTTCTGCATCCAATGTCAGGGTGGAATACAGGCTTGTGGGCGAGAAATTGGCGTTCATCAGCGCAACGAGCCGATCCAGCGATTGCTTGCTGTTGAATTCATCGCGCTCCGCCTGCGTCTGGAAGCGCGGCTTTCGCGGCTTGCTGGTCTTTTTGTCCGCGCCATCGGACACTGTATAAACGATCTGCGTACATACCGCCCCTGTAAACAGGCGGCGCTTGTGTCGCTTTACCATAGCTCCTCCTTCCTCGGTTTATTTCCCGAGGCTCGCAATGATGCCCTTTTCACATTCAGACAGCTCCCAGACGTGCGCGGTGGCTTTCTCGGCTGCAGCTTTCTCGGCTGCAGCTTTCTCGGCGGCAGCTCGGTTTGACAGCAGCAGCCCGCCACCAAAGATTTTCTTTCCCGCTGCGCGCTGACTGTCCAGCTTTTCAACGTACGTGCAGTCCTCGCGCTTAACCGCAAACTCTATACCGTAGTTCGCATATTTCTGCAGCATGGCTGTCGTCAGCACATGGTCCGGATATGTATATTTCGGCAGCTCCTTTTTTGTCTCCGCCTTAATCTGCCGCATCGCCCGCTCGACCGCTTTTCTGAGCGTCGGGGCGCTCTGCGCGATGTTTCCTCCGAAACTTGTTACAAACGCCGTGTGAACGACTGCGCCATTTTCATACGTGATGACTGCATCGCAAATGATATGGTTCATCCTCAGCACAACTGATCGGCTGGAGAACGCCGTGAGCGATGGCGCAAAAAGAAAGAACGCAATCCCTCTGTCTATGTAGAATTCGCAGATTTTTGAAAGAATCGAAAAAGGCGGGTTGTCCAGCACGACGCAGCGTCCGGATAGTCAAAACGTTCATAGTCCCCACCCGGATAGAATGGCCGCACGATGCATGCCGGGTCAATCCCATATTCACTGCACGCCCAATCCTGGATCGCATCATAAACAAGCGGTGGCGTGTAGCAGTCGTCCGTTGTCTTTTTGGGTTTGAATTTCTCCGTGAACGCATCGTATTCCGGGTTGTCATCGAATAAGCATCCCTGTTCCCATTGCATGCTGTAGCCCTCCTTTGTTTTTTCTGCCCGCTCAAAGCGTGGCCGGAAATTCCGGCC